GTTGCAAGAGAATCATAAGACATACTTACTGAATCAAAAGAAACAAAATTTGTAGGCGGAATCCACGGGACCAATACTCCCATCCGATTATTCGCTGCAACCGTAGATGTGAATAATAGACCACTTGTAAATAGCATTCTTGTCGTTCCCATCGGTCCCCGCCTTGCGTGTTTACTCACAGAAACAGAATGGCTGTCCTTACTTGCCCCTTCTGCTAAAATACTAAATGTTGTATCAAAAACTGCTGCATCAGTAAGCCAAATATTCACTGCTTCCTGTCCTGCATATTCACCACCGTAAGTTACTTCAACATAGATTTGAGAACAACCAACATAATCAGAACCAGAACCATTCGTTCTTGCAATTACACCTGCTTGTAAACTATCTATTGCAGACCAAGTCCAAGCAGCACCAGAATTAGGATTTACAGTCATTGTATAAGTAATTGTAGCCCAATAACTTCCATAGTCAGGTGAAATAGTCCCATAATGAATAGTTCCACCTGTCTTAATTGCAATCGCAAAAGAATCATAATCTGCTGAAGTTAAATAATCTGAATGTTTTGTAATAGCATATACTTTTACCTGTGTTATTGCTCCAGATTCACTTACGTGATTCTCTAATGCATAAACATCCAAATATTGTTCTGCAGGAGCACCACTCGAATAACCATACACCATAGTTGTATTATAATCACATTCTATTTCATCTGATGCTTTATAATTAGAATCAACACCAGCACCTAATTTTGAAGGAAATCCAATTGAGTCCCCATCGGCATTTGGTCTTATAGTTAAAACACTTAATTCAGGTGGCACTAAATAAAGTGCAGTATCAGAATAAACCGAATTTGTTGCATTAATGGCATTTCCCGATGAAGTTGCAAATCCCGCCGTTGCACTTATTCTTGAACTGTCAGCAAAACCAACAGAATCACCACCAGAACCACTTACTCTTGCACTGTCAGCAAAATCTGCATAAGTTGAAGTATCTGCTCTTCCAATTATTTTTTTCAATACGGTTAAAGTATCTTCGATAAAAACATTCCCATCTCCAACATAACTCGCACTCCCAAAATATCCTGCATAATTTGTTGTTCCACCTGTGGCAAGCGCTTTTAACCCAATATTTAATCCACCACCTATTGCCTCTACTAAAACTACTTCAATTGTATCAATTTTCCCTGCAGATTTTTCAACTATAATTCTATGTCCTTGAAATCTACCTATATATCCCGAAGCATTTCTCGTTGAACCATACTCATCTAATATTCTTGCAATTCCAAGAACAGTATCCGCACCGATAGAATGATGATTTAAAGTCATTAAAACAGGATTACCTGAAACCTTACCATTTATTGTCTCTGCAATTCCAATAGCAATAGTTGTATCTCCTAATATTGTAACACCAGAAATCGACTGTTTACCAAATCGAATTAATACCTTTTTTCCATTAACAGTTCCAATGTATAAACTATCAAAGGTAATTGTGCTATCAAGCGAATTTATTGCATAAGTTGCACTATCCATTTTACCAATAACACCAGATATAAGTTTAATTTTAGAACTATCTAATGAAGTAAGAAAATCCACATAAAGCGTATCAGTTATCTGCCAACTGTTTTGTGCATATATGGGAATTGTCATAAACAATAATAAAAATATAAATAGTTTAATTTTCATTTAATCACCTATCACTATTAACTTAAAGTGTCCACTATTAACTCCTGCCGCCCTCGATGAACTTAAATATATCTCAAAGTTCGTAGTAGTTATATTCGCAGGAACAACCACCGCATCTGCCTGTTGCCAACTACCCACCACATCTACAAACGGTATAGCATTAAAAGTTGTAGGTAATGCAGTCCCATCTTCATCTTTAAGCGAAGAAAACGCTATTGTTTGCGGGGATGCTGAAAGTCCAGTAACCAATATATTATTATTAGTCGCTTTTAAATCAACATACCTCTTTGTTGATGCCATTTATTACATCCTTTATTTTTATTTAATTGTGAAACTACTCAATCTGTCACTTATATTATATATTATATATCTTTATGTTCATTACTTAAAGTAAAGTTTTAGACTGACCGGTCAGTCACTTTTTAGTTCCAAAGAGGTTTTAACTCATAATTAAAGAACATAGTTAGAAACTTAACTATGCACTCAAGCCATTATACCAAATTCCCACTAATAATATTATCTTATTACTCTTGGCTGTAATATTATCCTTTTGTAATTTGGTCTCTACTTTATTCAAGTGCCACCTTGTTTGAGTGTTGTGGGGTCGTCTCTTCTGCCGTTGCCCCTCGCAGATTTAATGACTTGACTTTAGGTATTTCCTATCCCAAAGTCCTCTGGGTTTTTCTTTCGGCTCTTTCTTATGTATCGAGTCAGGAAGAAATCCATTAAAACCTTTTTCATTTAATCACTTATTCATAGAATTATATTACGGATATCCGTGTGCATACTTTACGTGAAAGTTTGCATCGTGAATAACTATATCATCACCACTACTTATATTTTTAACCTTCATTTTAATGTTATTCTACCCTTATATGTCGTGGTCGCCTGTGCATTAACACTCGCCGTATCCCCAAAGTTATGTTTTATCAATATATAATATTGAGAGAAATGTATTGGAGTTACATAAACCTTATATTCTCCTGCACCAAGAACAGAGTCCGTTAAAGAAGCAGTTTTACCCGTAATCGTATCCTTAATAGCATAATTTCCATACAAATTTGAAGTTGGGTATACAAACGCACCATATCTCTTGACCTGAACCTTGTTTAAAGTAAGACTATCGGAAGCCCTGTTCCCATATAGACCAACAACAGTATCAATTCTTATTATCGTTAGAAATGTATCAGCAATAAGATAATTGTTAGTATTCGCAATAAAATCAATTAGCAAAGTATCAGTAGGATATTTATTTGTTCCTGAATTTGTCAATGTTCCACTAAAATAAGTTTCATTCCCTGTGAAAGTTATACGTCTGAATCGGTCATTGGATTTGGAATTAATAAACAGGCATAAAAGTAAAATCAAGGGTATTGTAAAGATAAGTATTTTTTTCATTCCTTCACCTTAATCAATCAATTAATTTTTAATTATAGCAAAAAATCCCCTTATATCTTTACATAACATAAAGGGATTTTAAGAAAAAAGGATTTGGTTATCATATCAAATCCCCCTTATTATCGTTCAATAAATACTTTTTGGTAATCTATCGTTATTGTATCTGCACCCGAAACTTCAACTGATGGTTGTAAGAATATTTTCTGCTTCGGCAAATATGTCGTTAATGCACTATCACGCCTGCCATTTACCACCGGATATACCAAATTAGTATCAAGCCAATCAAACCCTATTTCAAATAATGCAATATTACCATTTGCAGTTGCACCACCGATTACTCTCGTAGCGTGACTTGCCTGATTTTTACTTCTTATATTCCAAGCATTAGAACCATAAGGTTTTTCAAGCATAACTCCATAAGCCACTCCATAATTTCTTAAAGAATCAGCATCAGGAGACATAAGTCCTGCTACTACACCAATATTAGTTGAATCGTTAAGTGCGAGAGCAATCCTGTATTTAATCTGTTTCCAATGTCCTGTTGAAGTAGAATCAGTTAAAATACCCGCATTCTTTTGAATATTACGCATACCACCATTTATTCCTTCATCTCCGATTGACGATAATCTTAATATACCATTACCTTTTCTTGTATATGTTGTCTTCCAAAGTGTTCCAGAAGTATCCAATGCTATTGAACCAGCAACAGTTCCGATATTAAAAGTATTATACGAATTTGTTCCCATTGTTGAAGAAGTGTCAATCATATCCGTATATTCATCTAACCAAACATACCCAAAATCAGGTTCGGGATACAATATACCCTCCTGAAGAATACGCCATACCGTAGAAATTATCGTTGATTGACCAACCTGTGATAAGGTCTGTTTTGTAGGTATAGCCAATACACCAACAATCAAAACAAGTATAGTTAATGTAATTAATAGTTTTTTCATTTTCTATATAACTCCTGTGTATTATTTTAAAAATCAGGAGTGCGGTTTTTAAATCAACTTATTGTTCTTCGTTCTTTATTGTTTTAATTAATTAATGAATTAACCGCACCCCTTTATTTTTTAATTAATCCTGCTTTAGACAGAAGCCCAAGTTGTTCCAGCATCTGAATTGATATATATAGCACCTGTCCCATATTCATAATATTGAGAACCTTTAGGAGCGGTTACAATTGCATTAGGACTTCCACTACCAACATATATTCTAATAGAACCTATCGTGTAGTAGTAGTATCCATCACTATCAGCAACTGCAATCGATGCTATGGGTTTTCTGTCTGCTACTGCTTGTGTTACAGCCATTTTAATCTCCTATAATTATAATTTCACTTTAATAATTAATTATTAAAACCAGTTATTAAGTAATCCCTGACCACGCTTTTGGTGAATAGATATTCTTAATACAGGTTTGAGCCCTTCTGTTTGTAATCGCTAAATTACCATAACAGTTTACCGTTGACGACCTTGCATTCATACTGGCAGGTTTTACAAATTCTGTCGCCGTAAATGCCGCTTTCGAGTTCATATACATCGGGATATAATCTGTATTCAGAAAATACATTCTTCCATCTGTATCGCCTACCTGATTGTAAACCAAATCGTAATCATCAACTACTGGGATTCCTCTGAAATTTATTGCCGTGAATCCAATATCACCAACCATAACCTGCATCGTTGAACCTGTTTTATTCGGGTCCTTGATTGATTCAAGTAAATCCCAAATATACTGTGGGACAATTATACAATCCGGTTCTTTATTATCAAGATATTTACAAGTCGCTATACCTTTCTGTAACAACTTAATTAAATACACGTCTTTTGTTGGGTCTTGTAAATCCGCTTCACTCTGTGGGTCGCCTGTATATCCACTTGATAAATCAATTACATTTGATTTCCACCAAGTATATGCAGTCGCCGTAGGTGTTACTCCACCAACCGAAACAGAATTAACATTATTCACAAGATAATCAAGTGTATTCCAATTCGGTGCAGTTGGAGCAGCGGTCCCACGTGTATATAAGTAATTAGCAACGTATTCTTGAAGCGAGTTTTGAAGGTTCTTCATTTTCACATCAAGAATATTCTTTACTGCCATATCAGAAGCGTTCTCCAATTCATCTTCAAGGTATATGGTTATTGTTCCATATAACATAGATGGTGTGTAATTAAGAGCAGTTAAAATTTCCTCATTGGAAAGTGCAACCACTCCACCTCTACTTACAAATCCTATATTGGTAGTCTTTGCATATTCAATCGGTGCTACAATCTGTCTCTCGTTATAGGTTCTTGCTTTCGATTTTATTTTCGCAAGCAGGAAATGACCAGTCGTAAATATATTGTTTTGAACAACAGGTAAGTATTTGGTATTTACGATTGCCTGTATTGTGTTATAGTTTAAAGACATCTAACAATCTCCTATTAATATTCTTTTGTATCTTCCTCCCATAATTTTTCGCCAGTCAAATCTATTCCCTTAAAATCTTTTGGCGTCTTATTCTCCTGGGGCATCTTAACATCTTTTGCTCCAACCGTTTTATCAACAATGTTCGGTAAATTGGCACTCAGTTTCTTCTTCAATTCAGTAATAGTGTTCAACTTATTCTCATAATCATACGATTTTAAAGCATCTTCCATCGTCATCGTTACCCCACTTTCGTCAAACCGCTTATTAGCCCATCCAATTACTTCATCAACTTTTTTATCCCCAATCTGATATTTCTTCTTTACCATTTCCCTATCTATTTCAAATGCCTTATCTTCTTCAATCTTTGCAATCTGTCCCTTATACGTCTCGATTTCATCTAAATAAGGACTCTTATATGCCTTGATTTTATTGTCATCAAGAACAGTATTAAGTTTTTCAAGAATATCAGTTTTTCCTTCATCTTCAAGTAATGTTTTGAGTGTTTCAATTATCTCATTTTCTCCTTTCAGAGTTTTGATAAAATCCACAATCGGTTCAACGGTTTTTCTTGTTTCCGCAAGTTCCTGTGATTTTTTGGTGTTTTCAGTTTGCCATTTCTTTTTGTTCTGGCTATCCTCAAGTGCATCGAGAAGTTCTATGTCCGTGAACTCACTATCACCAATCTTAACTTTGTTTGCTTCGGGTATCCACTCATTCCCATCAAACTTATATTTTCTGTTTTCTTTTGCGTTCACCCACTCATCATCAAGTTTGGGATTTTCTGGTTTGGAAACTTCCTGCACTTCTGTTGGTGTTTCTGACGGTTTAGTATCAGACTCTGTGGTCTTTAAACTGCCATTATCACCATCGTTTGATGGTTTAATTTGCTCTGTGTAGAGATTCATACCATCAAAACTAATTTCTGAAAACGTCTTTGCGGGTTCGTTATGTTCCATTATACAACTCCTTTCATAGTTGGTCTTTCGACACTACTATTTGGTTAAAAATAAAAAAACCCGACCAACTCCATTTCTGGAATCAATCGGGTTTTTGTAGTCCCTTATTAATTAAGGCTAAAAAATTCCCATTAAGTTATTTCAAAGAACAAAATATATTTACAGTAGGATTGCTCCTAATCTTTACTTCATAATCACACCAAGTCCCCTGACTAAAATTTAATATTACACTACCAGTTATCTTGTTATCGCATAACTTTTCAATTATCTTTAACAACTCCGTTTTTTTTATATCAAAATTATTATCTTTCATACAATATACGAAATATTTTTATAAAAGTCAAGTAAAATTGTATCAAAATGAGACATTATTGATTATTTTCACCATTTGGTGCTATAAATATGGTAAGTAATCTATCTTTTACTTCCATTGGGAGCATACCAAATTCATCTGTATTAAGAAATTCAGGATATATTTTAATCATATTTGACATATTGTTTTCATCAATATCGGTAAACTCACCATTTTCGCTCATTGCCTTTTCGACAAAGTTCTGGAATTCTCCATAGACTTTGGTAAGTTGTTCTTGACGCTGTTTCATTTCAAGAAGTCCCTGACGTTTATAGTAATTATCAATTATACTTTCCTTATTTGTTTCTGCAAGACTATTAATAACCTCTTCTATCCCATAAATACCATCTTTAAATTTCTGGACTGCTCTTTGTTCTGTATCAAACCTTCCGATTGGTGCTTTTATTCCCTGTGTAATCTCTATTTCACATTTTGCATCTTTAAGAGTCTTTGCCATATTAGGATTAAACCCTTCTTCTCCTTCAGGAAGTCCTTGTGCATCATATTTCTTATTTGGATTATACTCAATATAACTCAATGTCTTTGCGTTTCTGTCTCTTATCATCATAACTTCCTCATCATAGTTTTGGAGTAACCATACGATATATTTACCAATTTCAACAACAAATGGATTAATTTCTTTTTTAATCTTATATCTTATCCTTGTCTGGACTGCTTCCTGTAATTCAGCGATTGCTACACCTGCCGTTATACCAACTGGTCGCCTGCCCTGTGAAACCTCGTGAATTCCCGTTACCGATTCGGTTAATCGCAATAACCATTCAAGAAAATTTAATGTATGCCCTGGAACACTCGGCGGTATATCCCACGTAATATCATCAGGTTGGTTTACTTTTATATTTTCACCTGGGATACCTAATATTTTAGTTGATAAATCATTCCATATACTTGACCTTATTTTCCTTATCGGATTACCTGCCTTTTTAATATTATCAGCAAGAGACGACATAATCTGGTTAAATGCCTTAATCTGCGATTTTATAAGTTCACCATCTCCACACGCTCCAAATATCGAATGTGCAGATTTGTAATTAGCAAGATTGAAATAGGGAACTAAACATATATCTTCCACTGTAACTTTATCATCAACAATAATCCCCAATGGTTTATCATCAAGTATTTGTTTATCGTTACCTGCAAATATAACCACACGTCCATTTGGATATTTATCCTCATCCTCATCCATAAAATATATTTCTCTAATTATTGCATATTTAGCATTTATAGATTTATCAAGTTTAGAGAAATCCTCAATCACTATAAATGACTGATTTTCGTCTATAAATCCTTCAGGAGATACTCTTTTACTATATTGTTTATAAATATCATCAACGTGTCGTGGAGTTACGAACATCTGATACCTGCACTTATCTCTTATATCCATTCCTGTTGAATATGGTGCAGGATACCAAGTATATGGGTCTATTGCCTGTACTTTCAAATTAAGTTTAGAATATGTCCCACCATTTATTGTGGGTAATTGTTTGATAATTGGGTTCAAAAACAACATTCCATTGGATAGGTTTAATGAATCCTCACAACAATTAAGTATTCTGTCATTTAATCCACTCTGAACTTCGATTTGTGATTTTCTTGTCTGTAACAAATCAGCAAATATCATATCATCCTGTTCTTCTCCGACAATATCAAACGTAGGTAAATAGTCAGCAATAATAGACATCTCGGTATTTATAACAGAAAGAGCAAGGTTAAACTTAATCTGTGACCATCCCTTATGAGTGAATACTTCTACTTGGTTATTATAAAGTTTTTCGTTCAATTTCCACCGTTCCCGTTTGGATTTCATAAACTTTTCTGAATCCTGATACCATTCCTCAAACTTACCCATTAACTTTTGTTCATCTGAAGTATTGGTTTGTGTTTGAATTGTATTTAATTCCTTTACAAGAAATTCTGCCATTTTATAACTCCTCTATTCCTCCATTATCTTAAAATATAATTATTTAAATAATTCATATCTTCTTTGATATTTATTCTTTCACCTGTATTGAGAATAAGCGTTATTATTTTCTTATCTTCAAGTATCCCTGTGATTGCATCCCTATTAACAAGCACTTCAATAGGTTGTCCACCCTGTGCTTTCTTAACATCTACCCTTTTAGTAACTTTAATAAATTTCATTCCACCTTCCATTCTTCAATAGATAAACACATATAAGGTTTATAATCTTCTTTTTTCACATACTCTTCGGCTTTTTCCAACATATCAAATACTTTACAAATTGCACTGTCGTCAATTTCATCATTTAATACTATAAATACTTTCATATTTCCTCCCCTGTTTAATAATTATCTGCCCCCATATTTTCATCTATTTCGACATTGTTTTCAATTTTATCTATAAGTTCATCAATATACGTCTTTTGTTGCACTTCAGTAATATCCCCCTCAAATATGTGCATACCGCCATACCTTGCACAATCCCCGACATCATCACCAAGCATTTTCTTAATATCTTCCGGTCTATCTTCGTCGTGTATAAGTAACCGTAAATCATCAAATATCCACTTAAAATTCTTAAATATCTTCAGTTTCGGTTCTGGTTTTTCATCGCTCCACTCTAACATACTCATAAGATTTTGCCATCCACCAATCCTATCATTATTTGCCCTTTCAACATATAATCCGTTCTGCAATAGTATATCCGCCATAGTTGTATTGGTAGGAAACTCACCTGTCTTTATTCTTGCCCATAAATCAGGACTCGCAACTGTAAGTATTATATCTTCTCTCTCGGGAGTCATTTTGAGAATGTTCCTTGCTATATCGGGAAGCACCAGTTCTCTCTTCTTATATCCCCTATATATAACAATATCCCTCTGTGGGGAGACAGCCCACCATAAACATATACTATTGTGGTCATATCCCCAGTCAATCGACCTGAACCTGTGCCAACTCGATGGTATATCAAACGGTTCTACAAGGTGTTTATCATCTCTTAATTTCCTGAAATACTGTCCACTAAATATATTAAAATCACCATCGAGGTATGCCTTTCTTAAATCTTCCGGTAAATCCTGAAGGTTTTTCAAATACTCTGGATTCGCATTAAGAAATATCGGGTTGTCCCATACTTTTGCAGGTATAAAATCATAATGTTCTGGAGTCTCATTGGGATAGTATTCTCTATCAACGAACAATCTCTTCACCCAGGAGTGCCCTATACCCCCAGGATTAAACGTAATAAGCATTTTAGGTTTAAAATTCGGATGTATCTTCTGTATCTTTGGGTCTTGCCGAAGAGACGTTTTCAATATCTTAAATACATATTCATCGTGCTGTTCACCTTCATCAAGAGTCATATCGTCATACTCAATACCCTGATAATCGTCAACATCTTCAGTCCTGTCAAGATGCACAAAATCCGTAAACGACCCATTCGGATAGTGAATTGACTTTTCTGCCGTTCTATACCAGTCCCTTATGTGCGGGAACTCCCTGAAAAGCATTCTTATATGGTTTCTCCATAATTGCGGAAAGGTCTTTCTGATTATTACACCATTAGTCCCCGCATACTTCAATCGTCTTGTTACTTCCTTTGCCCTTATCAGATAACTATTATGTGTTACTATAAAATCATCAGTTATATAAAGTCCATCAGGATGTCTAATTGTTATACATTTTGCTTCTTCAGAACCAACGTATTCGATTTTTTTTAATCTTCTTTGAACTTCACCACTTCCATTTAAATATAAAAGTTTCGCCCTTTCTTTTTTTCTCGGTAATGAAAATAAATCAAATGGATTTCTTATTGTAATATAAATATTATAAACTAATTTACAATTAATATATTTATCGTCTTTTTTATATCTTCCCTGTTTTGTTGTCATAGTTGCTTTTCCACCTAAACTTCTTACTATAAATTGGACATCTTCTGCTAATTGTTTACTTACACTTGTATAAACTATATGTCCTCTTTTATCAACATAAGCATCGGTATCAAAAAGACCTCTTATAACTTCATATCGAATATTTAATGGGGAAATTTTATATTGCTTTGGAATAAATTTATTTTCAGATGTATGTCTTAAATCATAATATTCTAATTTTTCTATTAATTTTCCTTTGTCTGGTATAGAATAAGCATACTTACTTTTTCTTTTATTAACTGGATATATTTTATTAACACGCTCAACAATATATTTATCATTACTCGAAAAAGATACTGTTTTTGTTTTTTTACAAATACATCCATCACCAATTAAAACCCCTAAAACATAGGAGTCAATTAACCATCTTTTTTTCCATCTATTTTGAGTAATAGTAAATTCGATATGTTCTGTTAGAGGGATTAATATATTCGGGATAATATTGGATTTAGATTTGTTTTTTTTATTTAATAATAAAATTAATTCTGCGGTTGTATAAATTCCCTCGTTTGCAATTCTTTTTCCTTCCCTTTTTGTTGACCTTCCTACAATATGACATTTCCATAAATGGTCCAATGTTACTTTTGTTTTCGCTCCATCAATAAATTCTACATTATAAATTGTCTGTTTTCCTTGTGGATGAATAGCAATAACATTTGAACAACTACCATCAGGACAAGAAACTAAATCGCCGACCTTAATATCCCCCATTTTCTTAAAACCAAATGGCGTAAGAATAAAAGAATTAATACTTTGGGCTTTTCCTCCGCCCTTGGCTCCACCATACCCAAGATACATCCCATCCCAATTCTCTAACCGCTCAAACGCTTCCAATTGTTTGGGCTGTAAACTTATATCAAATGATATTTTCTTGCCGTTCATTAGTAATTATCTTCCCCATCTTCCTCCCACCGTATAACTTCCTTTTTCTCATTATCCTTCTTCTTGGACTTACCAACCCCAGAGATAGCATATTTCTGTAATATACTTACAGATGTAGGTTTACTATCTTCACTACCACCCTTTTTAGTAGTCCCTTTTATCAAGTATCTTATACCTAAAAGTATAAATATATCAATTATTAATATAATTAAAAATACTGTTAATATTACTGTTAATATCATTTCTTTCTCCCATTATTTTTATCCTTTGAAAGTTTACCACAAACAATCCCACCCCTACATATCCTTATCGCCTTTATCTCATTCGGGGTCTCATTCCTGTTGTTAACTATCTTATTAGCATCAAGGAATTTGCAACCACCCCGAATGCGTATATATATGTCAACAGGCATCATTCGTTATCTTTTATTATAATATATTGTAAGTTTGTTATACTTCCCTCCGAGTTAGTAAAAAGAAATTTGTTAATGTTATATTATTAACGAATAACATTTCTATACCTCCTAAAATATTTTTACTTACCACCCTTTTTATCCTTATCTTTATAACCCCTATCCCATAGCATCTTATACGGTCTCGGTAAATTTATGTGTAACGGGTCCCGAACCTTGTTCCGCATCCTACGCATCTTCGCCATCTTGTCCTCCGTTATGTCCAGCCGTATGTGCGTTACTGGTAAAACAGCCCCCTCTGTAACAGGAACAATCTGCGTAACGTTCTGATTTGTATGGCGTAAGGTATCCCCTTTCTCACAGTCGGAGTCCCGCGTTGCCTCATCCCTTTTCCCCGTGCCTGCCCGCTGTTTTTTTCTATTCTTGCCCATTGTCGCTGTTCCCTCCTGCTATTGCTACGCACTCTGCCTCGATCGCTGCCCGCCCTGCTAACTGCCTAACGGCACTGGGCAACAATTCCGGTTGTGTCTTGCTGATGTTAACACTAATGTCAATGTTGCCACTCACCCGCTGTTCCTGCTGTGTAGTGGGACGGAATACGTCAGCGATACTCAAGATAGTAATGATTGCTCTCACGTCCCCGGCATTAGCAATACGCTCAAGGTTTTTAATCTGCTTCACTGCTATTTGCTTGCAGATGTTCTCACAGATGCCCTTAATCTTGTCAAGATAGTTTTTGCGTAATACGGCAAAATAGCGGTCAGAAATGTTCATTTCGGCGGCAAGTTCATAATCATATTTGGTCGTGCCGTGTTTCTCATAAACTTGAATGAACTGTTCAAGTGATACTTTTTTTGCCTTCCCTCGTCTTGTTTGCATATTAACCTATAATTCCCGCCTAAAAACGTAGCATCTGCAATGCCCTGTTATCTCATAATATATTATGTAGTTTATTACCACAATTATCATATTTAATTATTGAAGTTAAGTTATAAAACTGACTGACTGGTCAGTCATTACACGTAAATATACTTGTTATATTCTTTTTTGTCAAGAAAAATCTTTTAGAATACACATAAAATAATTCCATACAAGCCCACTGTTGAAGTTGTTTCCCCCCTTGCCATATACTATTACCCCCCCTGTGTGTGTTATTCTGAATGTAAAGAGTATTTGTAATATAATAATGGATAAATATAATATTCAGTAATCTGTCCGCTTAACGAATTAGGTAATTAATATCTTTTTTTCTATTAGGGGGGCGGGAGCGGCGAAAGTTTTAGGTGTTTTGGCGATGTGGTTAATATTAATCAAAGTTGGTTAATTGATAGTGAACAGACTGGTTACTATTTATTAGGTTTAATATTGTATTATTATTATACTTGTTTTTGATGGGCGTAAAAAAGTAGTGAACAGACTGGTTAAAAGTGGTTGTAATTCACCAGTTATTAATATTTGATAAAACGATATATATCTATATAATTAATAGATTTACGCATCTTGGCACAGGTATTGCAATATATATTTGTAGGAAGGAGAAAAAATTGGAATTTTTGACTAATCAATATAATAATAGAAAACCTGCCGGGGCACGTATGGAGTTTCCTCCGATTCTCTGTCCTTCCGCTCTGGCGGGTTTTTCTTTTCAAAATTCGGAGGTGTAAAATGAGTAAAATGAATTTACCTAAAAACGTGGATGAGTCTGTTGGTTTTACCCAAGATAATACAACAGGATATTCCGATGAGGAATTGTCTGCGCTCAATGATGAACTATCAGAGCGATTGGGTGATGTAGAAATATGCACAGATGAATATTACGTTATTGCTAAAAATTTTAGTGATGAGGTTGCACGTAGATAGCAATTCCGCAATTTCATAGTAGTCGAAACGCCCCCGCGGGCGTCTGTCGGATATACCGGCACTGATGAGACTTATAACCTTTAGAAGGGAAGGATGTAATAATGAATAAAAAACAATGTATGCAAAAATTTAAACGGTTATTAAGCACAGCCAGAAGGGATATAATTGCAAGGGCTGAACATCTTTTAAATTCGGGAGCGGTTTCTCTATCTGATTATGATGATAATTATCTTCTGCCAAAAATTCTTTTACATTCTATATTGGAAACATACACAGAACAGACAACACCACTTGCAGGAAAGCATCATCAAGAAGCAAATAATTTAAGATATTTTTAAACTCTATTAAATTACTGAAGGGGGAATTTAAATGAATTTCACTAAATAAAACATACTCTCTGCCGGCGTTATTGTTCCCATCCTCTGGGAACTCCCTTCCAATGTCGGCAGGGGGAAACTAAACGGAGGTGTAAAATGAGTTGGAGAAATCAAAGCAATCATAAAGAAGAAACGAAAGCCGTGAAAGCGGCATTAAAACAAGCGGGCATTACTGCAAGCGTCGGTCACGGGACAGGGACGGCTTATTGCTGGCTTGAAATCAATGTGGGCAAAGGTAATGGCAACTTAAGAGACAGAACATTAAGGATTGCTCAGGACGTAACGGGGCGCCACGGGGATTATTGCGGATGTATAAATGTTTTAACACAAGATTAATTAATAGAAAAGGAAGGTAATTAATGGAAGGTAATATACAAACCGATGTCAAGGGTAATATCCTGACTATTACCATCGACCTGTCGAAATCACTGGGCAGGTCCAATAGTGGCAAGAGCGAGATTGTCGCTTCAAGTTATGGAGCAATAGCGGTTAACGGCGTTAAAGTCAATTTAAATGTTTACAAATAATCCTTGACAAATGAATAAACATTCCGTACATTAAAGATGTTTGAAAAATTAATCACAAACGAAAGGGAATAATGAACCCTACCAAAACATCAATTAACCTTAAAGTCTCGAAACCGGTGCAGGTCGTTATATGGGTTTGTTCATTAACCCCCTTTCTTATCTGCATCGGTTTTTTATTTAAGGAAATTAAATATGCCAAAATATAAAACAAAAGGCGGAATGTTAAAAAGGAGATGCAAAAGTTAGCTCCGAATTGCTTCCGCTCTGGCTAACTTTAAATCTGGGGCGGTTTTTTATTTAAAGGAGTTTTTATGGCTAATCGTTTAACTCGAGCAGAATTAAAACGTCTTGCTGATTGTATAATAAAGACCGAAGATGGCACTTTAACTATCGCAAAAGCAGCGAAAATATGCGGAATGAATAAAAGTGCTTTCTGTGATTATAAGAACGATAGACGACACAATAATAACCTCGCCAGAGAAATCCACAATATTAGATGGAACATTCAAGAACACGATTATAGTGTTCACCGTCCAGAGAACTGGGGAATAGGATATTAAAAAAGAGAGGGTAAGATGAATAAACCGCAATTAATTAATCGTGCCGAAAGCATATTAAGGGAATGTTATGAACTTGGAATTATAATAAACAAATACGCTCCGCATACGTTTGAATTGATGAAAGTGGCAAGATTGAGAAGTTGGATTAAAAAACACGAGAATTTAATTGTAATACGGAAGGGGAACAAAGTTGATGATTAACCCAAATATCTCAAAAGATGAACTGCTTAAAAAAGCAGAGGAATTGCAAAACGAAGTATTTGACCTAAAAATATTACTTTCAAATGCTTGGAAAAGGGAAGACGAAAGCAGTAAAAATATTAATGATACATATAACAGAATGACAAAAAAGTAATTATGGAAAAAAAAGAGAAATTCAAAAATTGCGAGTGTGGACATAATATATTCTGGATACAAAAACGTGTTAGAATACCAAAAAAACTTGAGAATAATGACAAACTATCATTAAATATCCCCTTAGATAAAATTACATTTTTTGCCTGTAATAAATGCAATAAACGATATAAATTATACTCACCGTCTGGTCGGTTTGTAAAATTAAATAAAAAAGAGGTGTAATTATGGAAACAATTATCGGCACAATTGACAGCGTTGAAGAAAAAACAACCCAGACAAATAAACCATTCAGGAAAATTAAGGTTTTAGGCAAGACATTTAATGTTTTTTCTCACGATAAACATTTTAAAGATATAATAATAGGTGCTTTTATAACAATCAATTACGAAAAAGACGAAGAAGGAAAATACAATAATGTTAGAAGCATTGAACTTGCGACTCCCACTCCCGAAGCCGTAAAGAGTGGAAACGATGCACAGCGGTTCTCTGCTCGCCAGTCTGCTCTTATCCGGGCAGTTGAAACCTTATCGAACAATATTGACCCGAATGATGTTCTGCAATACGCTAAATTCTTTGAAACGTATATGATGGGCGAAAAAGAATTGCCACCAATATTTGAAAGAATTAAACAAGAATTAAAACAACCTGAAAAAACTGATACAAACAGACTGGAATCTCATAAACAATTTATAGATGAATACAATGAAATGTGCACACTGTTCTTCGATATATTTGGAAACGATTCAAAAGCCATAGAAGTATTAAATAAATATAAATATATGTCCCCAATAGAAGTAAAACAAGAGGACCATAAAGCAATATTAAAAGAACTCCAAGAAATCGCATATCCTGATGATGACCAACCTGCCGAACCCACGATACCGATAAACAAACTCACCCCTGATATTATGAACAGGGAATCAATAAGTGTAATGTTAAATTCAAAAAATCTATATACAAAAAAAGAAATAAATGATAGTATTGCGAAAGCCAAAAATTTAGAAGGAAAGAAACTTGAAAATTATAAAGAAAAATTACAAATTGATTGGACAGAAAGAAAAGAGAATAGGGCTGCCGGAGAGACGCTCTTTACAAATCCCGCCTGACAGAACCCACTGGGCGCCTGAAGATAGGGGAGATAATCGGGGATTGCCTTTGATTTTTAATAAAGAAACATTTTTTGATAGATAAAAGGAGGTTTAAAATGTCAATGATGATACTTGAAATATGTGGAATGGCAATAGTTATTATTGCCACTATATGTTTTATTTACGGGATAATAAAAATTACTATTAATTTTCTTAAAAATTAATATGGTGGATTTGGATTAATGAATCTTATGATTGTGCAATAACATTCATACCTTATTTTTTAAATAAATTAGAGGAGAAATAATATGCTACAATGCCCAAAATGTAAAAGTGAACGGTTTACAGTAATCATAGAAACTATGCTTAAAAGCAATGGCGACCTGTATATTGCATCTGAAGAACACAGCAAACGGCATAAACTATTTCATTGTGCCAAATGCTTTGAATTTCTTGAATTACAGCAAGATATAAAATTAATTTCGACAAACAAAGAATTTATAAAGGAAATGCCAGATGCGGACTGAACTTGCAATCTGTTTGTTTGGGTTTATATATTTTTTATTTGTTATAATAACAATATTACATTAGGAGTTACAATGTACTACTTTTTTGCAGCACTTTCTTTTATTATTAACTTTTTCATAGTCTTCTGGATAATAAAAATATACTTTGAAGTTATTGAAAAACAGTATGATTTTGTCAATGAGGATGAGTATACGATAATTGATAGAAAAAAGGAGGATTTAGATGAGTAAAAAACAAATGAATGTTTGTAATGAATGTGGAAAGCGGGTAGATGACCGTTATACAGAGAAAGGGTGGATACATATAGAGGGGATTAATTCTATATGTATCAGCACAGGAATTGTTGCTTTGGGGGATTATTATAAAACAAGGTTCAAATCTTTTTCGGGTGAATTCGTCCCACTTGATTTCTGCGATACGAATTGTTTAGTGCAGTTTTTACATAAAATCGGTATATAAAATGGAATATAGAAAGGATTTAAATGAAAATAGGGAAAATTAATGGATTTAAACCTGTGGTGATGACTAACAAGGATAAAATTAATCTCCAAAGAGCAAGAGAACTCATTCTTAATTATAAACTTAATAATATAACAATGAAGGTTTTTTCATTACGGGAAATTAATATTTTATCTTGGGCTCACATAAACCATCATCTCACAATAGAGGAAGATGTAATTGCTATGAAAATTATTGCTCTTTATTATGTAATATAAATATGAAAATACCGAGAAAAATAATATCAATACAAAAAGCAATTATAAAGAATCAATTAAAAACATTCCAAATATCGAAACCAAAGCGGAAAGTGGAGCAAGAGCAGAAAGAACATACCGTTGCACAAATGATTAAGGATTGCAAAAAGGGTATATTAACACAAAAGGGCAATCGAATAATCATTGTAACGGAGAAAAATATTGATAAATGACAAGCGGGAGTGGCGTATAAACGCATTAATAACATATTTAATCCGATGTATGAGGAAAATAACAAATAAGGAGAATTGAAATGGGGAAAAAGAAAAAAATACTTAAAGGTGGGGTTAAAATTATGCTTTCTTATAATTACTGTCATTTTGAAGTTTGTCTCGGAGATGATACATTAAAAACCTTAAAAGAAATTAATGAAATGCGAAAGGATGCTCAAAGGTTGGCAGATGAGGCAGTAAGACAATATAAAGTCGCAAAGCAAAAAGCAAGTATGTTTGACGAAAGAAATATTGAGTATAAAAATCTAAAACGGCAAGTTGAAATTATAGCAAACAAGCCAAAATCAGAATGGACAGTAGAAGATAAAGCAAAAGTAAAAGCACTCGCAGACAAAGAATATTGGGAAACCCGCCGATATGATTTCAATGATGAAGAAGAACTTGATTGGTAATAATAAAATAACACAGATAATACTTGACAATGGCATAAAAATTGCGTAAATTAAGATTATGAACCCGAGAATGGTTTTTTATTTTAGAAAATATAAGGATAGTTGTTCAGCCGAGACTGGTTAATTTCCATTTTTGGGTTCATCTGGGCGACTATCCTTTTTTATTTATAGGTATAATAAATGGCAAGACCAGTGAAATTAACAGTTGATTATTTTCCTCATATCATTAATAAAGGAAAAACAATATTTATTCTTGAAGAAAATTATGGAAATGATGGTTATGCTTTTTGGTTTAAGATATTAGAATTACTCGGTGCTACAAAAAATCATTATTATAACTGCAATAACCCACAGGATTGGAAGTTTCTGTTAGCAAAAACCCGTGTTAATGAAGATATTGCTAACAATATCTTAAATTTATTATCAGAATTAAATGCTATTGACCAAGAACTTTGGGATAAAAAAATAATATTTAGTGAAAATTTTATAGCAAATATTCAAGATGTTTATAAAAGAAGAGGGGTTAATGTTATCACAAAATCAGACGTAACGAGTTTATGTAATCAAAAACTCACCATAAGCGATGTTTCTAATAACAGAAAACGACAAATTAAATTAAATAAAACTAAACTAAATAAAACTAAAGTAAATAAAAATAAAGTAAAGGAAAGTATTTTAGACAGTGAAAAACCCACTGTCAAGAAAACTAAAATTTCTAATCCTGATATTAGAATATTTTTATTAAGTTTTTGTGAAAAGTTTATAAATGTTACTGGACAGAAGTATCCTATTAATTGGGGTAAGGATGGAAATATCATTAAAGGTTTATTACAGACATATTCTCTTGATGAGTTAACTGCCCTGCGTGATTTATTTTTTATGAGTCAAGATAAATTTATTTTAGATGCAGGATATAGTATTGGAATTTTCAGCAGTGTAATTCATAAACTTATTTCTGGGGGGCGGTCTTCTAAATTGGGCGATAAAGGATTTAAAACATCAGAAATAGATGATTGGGGAAAAAAATAAAAACAAAGGAGAATTGTAATGATAGAACAAGATAAAGAACAATTTAAGGCGGTAATGAAGAAATTATCAATAGTTTATAAAGAAAAAGTATCTAAAGAATTTATAGATATATATTGGGAGGTATTAACAGATATTTCAATTGAAGAAGTAACTGAAATGGCTAATAAACATATTAGAACAAATAGGTTTTTTCCTAAACCTTGTGAATTAATAAAACAATATGAATATATTGATACTGATATAAAGGAAATATAATGAATGATAATATAAAACTTCCTCCGCAGGCATTAGAAACTGAAATGGCGGTTTTGGGTGCTCTTATGCAAAGCGGTAATGCTATTGATAAGGTAATAGGGATTATTGATGAATCTTGTTTCTTTAAGGAATCTCACGGAAAAATATTTTCTGTGATGCTTTTACTTTTTGAAAAAAATGAAGTTATTGATGTAATAACGGTATCTAATGAATTAAAAAAGCAGGACTTGTTGAATGAAATAGGTGGTAATTATTACTTAACTGAATGTATAGACAGGGTAACAACTTCGGCGAATGTAGAATTTCACGCAAAAATACTTAAAGAAAAACATTATCTTCGGGAGTTATTAAAAATATCTCAATATATTTTTGATGAGGCTTATTCTGAAAAGAAAGACCATAGAGAAATTCTTGCAGGGATAGACAGTCGATTGACTCCAATAATAATTGGTGAGCAAAGCAGTGAGACAAAAACTATTGAAGAGGGTTGTTTAAGGTTAATGGATAGAATTGATAATATTAATAAACAAGAAGATATACAATATAAAATTGTTTTTGGATTAAATCAACTTGACAATAATATTAAAATATCGTATGGGAACATCATTATTATAGGTGCATATACTTCTGTGGGTAAAACTACTTTTGCATTAAATATTTATCATAAAAATATGGAACGTGGAAATATTCCAGGTATTATATCACTTGAAGAAAACGAAGAAGAATTATTAGAACAATTAATGAAAATAAGTGGTGGAGATTATAGTTCAAGTGGTGATATGATAAAGATAATTACAAGGTTAGGTTCGATGAAAGGGTTTTATAATTGTGGTGGTTATGGACTAAATAAAATAAAGTTTATTGCTAAAGAGATGGTTAAAAGAGGGGCAAGGTTATTATTTATTGATTATCTTCAAATTATAGAACATCCATCTAAAAGTATATATGAAAGGATAACTCATATATCAAGACAATTAAAATTGCTTGCAATGGAAATTAAAGTTCCGATTTTTGTTTTATCGCAGATTTCAAGGGAATCCCAAAAACGTGGTCAAGAACCAAATTTATTTGATTTAAAGGATTCGGGTTCTATTGAAAATGATACTGATATAGCAATATTATTGTATAAATATTCCAAAGAAGAACTTGATAAAAAGTTTGCAGGCAGATATAAAGACCTAAATCCTGAAAAAATTGATATAATAAAAGTATCGATTAATAAAAATCGGCGAGGGAAAAAGGTATTTAAGAACTGTCTATTTTTAAAAGACAGTTTAAGGTTTGTAGAAGAAAGTCCTGTCGCTGATACTGATGAGGGTTCAGAACAATGGTGGATGGATTAACCGACAATATCCCGATGCCTGCGGAAATAAAGCAAATGATAAATAAAATCATTAACAAATAGGTGAAATTATGAATAGAGGAAACATAAATAAATTGCCTAAATGGGCTCAAGAAAAAATAAAAAATCTTGACTATTTATTAAAGGAAAATGAAAAATACTATAAAGAACAATTGCAATTTACTAAAGATGGAATTACAAATGTTTTTATTAGCGAAGGGGCGGATAAGATAAATTTACCTAATAATTCAAGGATAAGGTTTTTATTGAAAGATAAATTTAATAAAACTTGCGATGAAAAATTTATAAGTGTACTTCATAGTAAAGATGAAAATGAACTTAAAATATATTCAAGTGAAATGATTTGTGTCCTTCCTTGTAATGGGAATCATATAAAAATAAAATTATTAAATGGTATAAATTAGAAAAACCAATGCAATTATATTTAAATATATAGGAGAATTTAAGATGTCAATTATTGGAATTTCAGGTAAAGCACGGCACGGCAAAAATACTGTAGCAACGTATTTGCAAGATAAGTATGGATTTATTTTAAAATTCTCGGATGCTCTGTATGAGGAGTGTCGGAATTGTAGAATGTATCGTTATGAGTCTAAAGCAAATTCAAGATTAAAGGATATGATTGGTATATATTCAAACAAACATAGATACGATTTTAATATAAAACAAGTCCCAATAATTGATAAACTGTTGGGGAATAATAATCATTATAATGGTATGACCGAAAAAGAAGACCCCATATTATTACGATGGTGGTGGAATTTCAGAAAAAAACAAGACCTGGATTATTGGGTGAAGAAACTTAAAGAGAAAATCCATCAACTTGGTTGCATAAAATACTTGGCAAGTATCGTCATCCCCGATGTCCGCTTTCTCAACGAAGCCGAAATGATAAAGGGCTTTGGTGGTGAAGTTTGGGACGTGAGGAGATATGATAAATTTAAGGAATTTTTAAATACAAAACATAAGAAATATAAATATAAGAAAGTCCCATACATCTCCCCTGACCGTCCCGCTGACCATCCGTCTGAAGTTGATTTGGATGACTATAAGTTTGATAGAGTGCTCGAAGCGGAAAGTGGGGATGTGAAAAGTTTATTTTTAATGGTAGATAATATAATGGAAAATAATTTAAAATAATATTTGACTTTATGATAAATAATTAAAGAATTTAAGACTATCTGAAATATCTCTGGAATAGGGGAGTATCGTCAGAGAACCTCCCGCTTGTTAAATTTAAAATAGAAAGGATGTAAAGATGAATAAAGTATTGTCTTTTAAAATTGACCAAATTAGAGAGTATTTTGATATTATTGAAACCGCAAAATTAGCCCCTAAAATTACTTATAATATTACCTGTTCAAATAAAAAATTATACAAATATCTTATTCGTAAAAATATTAAAGAACCCTCTAATTTTCATTTAATTTTGAAA